TTTTTTCCTTGACCTTTCTTTGCAAAAGCTTTTGGAGTTAAGTATCCTCCAACTCCTCCAGTAGTACTCATCTCATCCAGTACTTCTCTAATTATTTGTTGTAGTTGTGACCTTTTCATACTGCTTTTAATTCTCCTACTAATTCATAATACTGCATAAGTGAAACTAAATGGTTGTCTGTAACTTTTTCTGTATTTTTAATTGGAGTAATTGCTTTTGATACTTCGTCTAATTTAATTTTAATAATTTGATCCTGTACTTTTGGTGTTAGCTTTGCTATCTGTGCCTGTATCTTACCTAGCTCTTCGTTAACTAATGTTCTTAGTTTCGTTGTTGAATTTGCTGATACTATAAATTCTTTTAAGATGTTTTTTTGTTCTGGAAGAAGATCTGCGTACTTATTGTTAAATTTTTCTAATAAAATTTTATATGTAAGTAATCTCAGATCTTTATCGTATTTTGAATACTCTTCAATTAACGTATCCTTTGCAGCACTTGCATCTTGCTTTTTTTGTAAAAAATGTTCAAGAAGTGTTGTTTTGTTGTCAACAAATACTTGTGGATCAACTAACCCTTGTGCATTTTGTGCTTCCAATAAACAATAAAGAGCAGCTAGTGGTTTGTAGCTTTCTACTTTAATAGAGAAAAAGTCTTCTAAATTGTAGTGACTTTTTAACTCTTTTATTAATTCATACTTTTGTTTTGTTAAAGTACTTGCATCTATCTTTCTCGACAGTTCTACAATAGTTGATAAAATTGCTTCGGCTTTTCTTTCTCCTACTCCTTTATTCTTTAGTACGAAATCATATAGTTTGAATTCTTTTACTAGGGAAGTATTCCCAGTATAGAATTTTTTTAATATCTTTACTGCTGGTGAATCTTTTCTTGACAGGGTATCAGCTGCTATTTGTTTTACTAGTAGTTCAAATATCAACCCTGTATTTTTGTATTTACTGTGTTTTATCTTCACGGTATTTTTGATTTTATTATAAATAGGTGTTAATTATCTAAATTGTCCTTAATATTATCCTCATTAAGTAAGTCAAATTGTTGTGGTTGTGATTCTTCAAATATTAGAGTCTTCTTTGTTGAATCAAACATACCTTTATTTTGAGTGTATACCATTTTAGTCTTTAGTGACTCCTTGCTTTTACTCTTTGTAACTTCCTCACTTACGTGGTCATCTTGACTTGGATACCCACCTTTCATTCCGTGAACTCCTAACCTATCAATACCTCCTACCGGATCTGCATGCGTTCCTAAGATTGACATTTTCTCTCTAGGTCTTCCTTCTGGTTGAACGTCTCTTTCATCATATCCTGCTGGTACTTCTCCTCTTGGTCTGTCTCCGTATAGTGTTGCTAAGTCGTGTGGTGTTCCAAATGATTGTCCTGTTACAACTGGATCGTTTCCTTCGTTTTCTATTTGTGATAGTCTGAAGTCTCTTTTTGCATCTTCTCTTACAAGATCTCTCATTTCTTGATACTTGTCTTCAGATAAGTTGAAGATGTAATCATAAATGTAGTCTGATGAGAATAGTTTTGTTTCCTTCATCTGACGAGCTAGATCGATCTTCTCTTTTAGTAACGCTACCTTTTCTTGTTCAAAGATTATTGATGCTGTAGATAATTTTATCTCAAAGTTTGTAAGTGACTCTCCTCTAAATCCTTGAGCATATAAATGCACTAAGGCAATTTTAGTTAATTCACTTTCTACAATTTTTTGAATTCTTTCTACCGTTCTTGCAAAACGAATATCTTCTGCTGCTAGAGTTGCTTTACCTGTCAAGTCTTTTTCAAATCCAAAATACGCTTTTGGAATTTTTAATGCAGCAAACATTTTATCTCTTAGGTACTCAACGTCTTTTATTCCGTCATACTCTAATCCTTTTGTAGTTTCAATTTTTGTAGAAGTATCCCCTCCACGAACTGGAAGATAGAAATCCTCCATCATGTTCATCATGTTGAATCTTAGATTGTATTCACCTGTTTGAGGATCAACGTAAGGAGTTTTCTTAATACTATTAATTGTCTTTTGCATGAACTGTTCCACTTCGTTTGGTGGAATAGATCCTACATTGATATAGAACATTCTCTTCTCAGGAGCTCTCATGATACGGTGAATTAACATCGCATCCTCCATTAAAGTCATTTGTTTATAAATTTTTCTAGCTGGTTCTATATAAGATCTACCATAAGGAAGGTAGTTTGTATCTGCAATTAATCTGAAGTGAGCTACTTCGTAGTTATCTAAGTTGATAACTTGCTTGTTTGTTTTTGGTATGTAGTTTGGATCCATTGAAGATGCAAGTCCGTCTGGATCGATTGTAAATGATACTTTGGTTGGATTGTCTTTATCAGCTCCTTCGTGTCTTACCATATTGTAAACTGTATATGGTAATACATTATAAACTCCAAACTGCTCAGAAATTTCCAGCTTCAAAAAGAAGTCACCATACTTACACATATTTCTAACCCATGACCAAAGATTAAATTCAATATTTAATACATCGTAGTATAGGTTGTATAAAATTCTCTGTATGTTTTCGTCTGTTGATTTGATCGATAATACTTCACCGTACTCATTCTTTAGTGTAGCCTCATCTGCTAAGATGTCTAAGGCAGATGCTACGAATGGATCTGTGTCCATTGCTTCATAATCTGAGTATAGTTGTATCCTTAATGTTTGGTAATTAAGGTTTGGATTGAATATATTTTTATTGTTATATATGTATAGTCGAGAAAATCTATCTAGTAATGCATTTGTTTGATACTTACCTGATGTTTGAATTTGATTTATATCGGCTATCTTCAGTTCATCTCCTCCTACGTTTCTAACTAATATATCTGTTGAGAAAAGTCTCTGTAAATTGGAGAATAGATTTCTTTCTGCCATTGTTGAATGTTTTATTTATAAATAGTGTACTATCCTAATAGCCATGAAAGATCCTCATCTCCATGATTAGTCCTCATAAGATACGGATTATTTTGCATAGGAGCAACGTTGTATACAGGAGCAGCTTCTCTTTGGTTCATATTGACAAATGTATTCATTTGCGCTCTTGTCAAATCCATTCCCTGCTGTCTCATTCTAACTGCACCATCTCTTACGTATAGTGCTACTGCAAGTGGCATTACTAAGTCATCGTTGTACCCTACTTGTGCTTGTGGTTTTCCGTTTTTCCAAATAAACACTCGTAGCTCTGCAAGAGTTCTCTTTGACTTTATCGTAACTGATTTTTCATTTATAAATTCTGTTAGTTTTGCAATTACTAATGGTCTTGTTCTTAGTGACATTGTAAATCCAGGTACTAACTTTTCTCTTTCAAATTTAGCCATATAAGATTCAACTGTTTCAGTTTCTGATCTTGATGAATAGTATAGGTTTTTGTATTCTCTAGCCAGTACTTGTTCGATAGTTGACCATCCTATATTTGCATTTTCAATTACTAGAAGTGCATCGTTATATTCTGTTGCAATACTTACTAGGACATTTCCAAATTCTTTAGGAGATAGCTTTCCTTTATATTCTCCAACTTGTGTACATGATTCTATATCGAATATGTGGAATGTAGAGTAGTCGGTAGAATCTCCTCTTGAAACGTCCGCTACAATCATATACGATTTCTGATAGTCTACTCCTTCCCATATCCAAAGGTTTCCATCTACTCCTCTTTTTTCAATAGGATCTTGTATGAATGTTTCTTCGTAGAATGTTAATAGTTCTGGTTCTATTACTGTGTTACCTGATGATAAGAAGTCACAGTCACATTCCTGTGCTGCAGCTCTTACTCCTAGTTTTCTATCTTGTTCATCTCTCCAAGTTTGATCTCTTTCTGGATGTACTGTCCATGGTAGTTTTACTGGGATGAATCCATTCTCACCTGCTTCAGCATCTACCCATGTTTTGTGAAACCAGTTTCCAATACCATTTGGAGTTGAAAGTGCCATACACTGTCCTCCAGTTGCAAGTGTTTGTTGTGCTGCTGTATATGTTTCTTCAATGTTATCAATGAAGGCTGCCTCATCTATTAGCAAAAGTGATACCGCTTCCGAACGAGCAGCATCTGTGTTTGAAGATTTAGCTGCTATTTTAGAACCATTTTTTAATCTTAATGATAGTTTATTTTTTTCTGCAAAGGGAAGTTGTAACCATTTTGGTAAATTCTCATACATGAAAATTGTTTTGGTTACAAGGTTTCTTGCTGTTGCTTGAGTAATGGCTAATGCAAGTACGTTTTTATCTTTGTGGAAAAGCATTAACCATAGCGCATATCCTGCTGCTAGCGTTGAGATACCAAGCTGTCTTGATTTTAGAGTGACTATATAATTCTCATCTCTAAATAAGTGTAAAACACTTTCTTGAAACGGATATAGGTTGAATAAAATTCTACCTCTTTTTGGATGTTGAATGTAGCAATACTTTCTCATAAAGTATGCAGGATCTTTTGCACACTTGATATATTCTTGAGCTACTATTTGTTTTATATCTGGTTGACTCATATTATATAATTATATATAATAAATATTAGTCAAATAAAAAAACCACCTTTGTGGGGTGGGTTGTGTTTCTATCATCAGTAT